GTTAGCAACAACTGCACCATCTGGGGTTTTCATAATACCTTTCATAGCCTGTAACTGCATGTACTCGTCAGTCTGATCAGCGGCTAGCCTCATGTCTGTCAATTTCTCAACACGTACACGGTTTAAACTTTCTGCTGTATCACCATTTCCATTCGGAGCACGAATACCCTGAATATCTTCTGGAGTAATAACATCAGAGTGCTTAAAATAGCTAAGACTTAAAGCAAATGTTTCTAGCTTACGATCTTTGCCAACTGTAGGTTGACGATCTCTACGACTAGTCTGTGGTAACAGAGTTATATCGTGGGTGTTCTTATCAAATACGATTGCAGTTTGAGATGTACCTTTGGTGGCGAAAAGATTTAGAGACTTAATAAAACCATATTGGTTCTCAATCTCGTTAATCTCTTCAGTCCATTCCGTCATCTTGTTTGCATTTAGAATATCGCGTACTACTGCCATTTTTTATCTTCCTTATAATCTGTTAATTAAACTTGTTTACGAACTACGATACCCAGACCCGCTAATACTGCGTATAGAGCAGTTTTCTCAGCGGCGGTGTTTATGTCTGCATTGTAGTTTAGAGCAGTGTCAGCTACTACAGCCGCACCACGTACTAGAACTGCTACGTCAACGTTAGCTGTGCCTGATGCTGGTCTTAACTTAACTGCTTCTGTGTCAATTAAGATTGCAACTACGTCTGCTACGTTGGCTTGAGCCGCTAACTTCAGGTTAGCTCCATCGGCATACAACACATCACCGATGTCAGAAGTAGCTGTTAAAGTCATTGAGCGAGTCTCACGGCAATAGCCAAAATCCTTACCCTGTTCCATTTTTAACAAATTACCTAACTTGTCTTCTCTTGTTGCTAATAGTGTCATAATTTATTCCTTATGCTTTTTGCTTTTTGATTAAGTTCATTACGCCTGTAAGTTCTTTTGCGTCAGGGTCTGCATCTCCAGATACCCCAGCTTCATTGAAATCCTCAGACTGCTCCTCAACTAATGCTTGAGACTTGTACGTAGACAACACTGCTTTGAAAGAGGCGTCATCTAATTGTGAGAAAGCTGAAAATACAGCTTCCACTGCATCAACAGAAAGATACTCAGAGAGAGATGCTTTACGTGACTCTAACTTATCACTCTCCGCTTTCTTATTAAGTTGTTCTAGGGAGGCTGTAGCTACACCTAGCTTAGTTGACAACTCAGCCTGAGTTGCTAAGGCTGATGCTAGCTCAGCTTCTAGTGCTGTTTGGCTTACCACTGATGCGTCTAGTTGTGCTTGTAAAGCTGTTGCTTGCTCTGTAGTCATTTCATTTTCTTCCTGTATGGTTGCTAAATTCTTATCTTTAGAATTTGTAAATATATTCAAAGGCACTGATTGGTTTCCTTCATCATTGAGTGTTTCTAAATAGCTAAAAAATGTGTCATGATCCATGATCTTGTCGATAAACCCTGTCTCAAGAGCTTTCTTAGAACTGTACACTTTAGCCTCTGTCTTGTTAACATCCTCTAAAGACATATCCCTGTAACCTGCTACGTGTGAGGCAAACTCAGTGTGTAGCTCATCAACTTGGGATTGAATATCTGCTAGAAAATCCTCTTTAAAATCCCCCTCAGAATCGAAGGGTACTTTAGATTTGGCAGATGTAATGTAGCTAGTCTTGTAACCTTTTTCTTTTTGGGCTACACTGTCATTCACTAGCTTCACTACTACACCTACACTACCTGTCCTGCTGTCTGGGTGTGCAATTATCTCATCTGATATTGCCGCTAACCCAAAACATGCCGAGGCACAAGTTCCATCAACGTAAGTAATTATCCTACCCCCTACGTCATTAACTCTCTTTCTGATCCTATTAGCTGTGTCCATCATGGCATAAGCCTGACCACCACCGCTATCAGCATCGAACACAAAAGTTTTAATTCCTGCCCTAGCCGCCTTATCAACATCAGATATAAGACCTTGATAGCTTGTCATGCCACATAGGGCGCTCATAAACGTACTCTCGTATGTTAAGGCCCCGCTGATTGGTATGATCGCCATAGTGTCTGTCATGGTCATCTGTTTCTGAGCTGAAGGATCATTCTTAATCCCTGCGCTAGGTTCTGTTCTACTTTCAAGATAAGAGACAATTTCTCTTAAGCTATCCTCGGTTATTAGGGCAGGGATATTATTAATCTCTGAACCAATAAGCCTGTTTAATCTATGAGCCATTATTTTCCTTAAGAGTTTTCTTTATTAGACGTTGAGCTATCTTTGCCATTAGCTTTATCACTAGTTCCCTCACCAGCGTTTTTCATACCATCTCCTGCGCGTGATTCTTTTTCTGGGAATAGGGCATCAAACTCTTCCTTAGACATTTTATTAACCCTCTCTGAGTTTTTAAACCCTGATCTCTCTAAGATCTCAGTCACTGTCTCTTGGTCCCTAGGTAAGAACCCTACACTAGCTATTCTTTGTACCAACTTACTAAGTTCATCTAGATCTTCTTCATCTAGGTCTTTATAGACTATCTCAGCCCGTTCTTCATCTTCCCAACCGTTACTCTCATACGTATGAGCCACTAAATCTTTATTAAGGACTCCTGCTATCTCTTTTAGCCTAGCTTCGATATGAGTAGCGACAATGCTTGTCTTGGCTCCCGCTAAGGAGAAACTCCCGTGAGAATCTTGGCCTAACTTTAGTATATCTGCAAATAGGGCTGTGAGAATTTTATCGTCCCAACGCTTTACAATAGCGTTAGTGTCATACATCTTGCCACCTTTGGTTCCCATTAACTCAAACTCAATGATTTTCTTACCACTATCGTTATACATTAATGGGTAGACTAGACCTGACTGTTCATTCTGAGCTATATTGGTTACTACTCTCTGGTAGTACTCGTATATAGCCTTATCTTCTGGGGTAGCATCTGGGGACATATACTTAGGGTGTAAGCCGATTACTGGCATACCCGTTAGGTCTCTTGATAAGCCTATGCTCTCTTGCTCCTCTACGATAGACCTAAACTTGTATGGTAGGTAACAAGCGTTTAAAGGAGAGTTGCCAATTGGGTTATCCCTTTTAGGGTTATACCTGAACAGTAGAAATTTCTTTCTAGGAATAAGTATTCCCTCAGCGGCTTTATCCTTTAACCAAAAGAAGCTAAATCTGTCTGTTGTTCCATTAATCTTGCTTAAATCCTGATAACAGCCTGTGAGGTTTCTACCGGACTTATCCCACTTCCATTTAGAGATAGTATCCTGTGAGCGGATAGGTAGCTTTCTCCAACCAACTAGTCCATCGTTGTACTTAGAGCCTTTAGATTTTCTCCTACGTCTAAACACTTTTTCTTGTACTGCGAAACCGTATCCTACATAAGAATTGACTTCTTTAATAAAGTCATGCCAAGTATGTTCCATATCGTGCATACACTGCTCAAGGAACCTAGCTTTCTTTAGTTGGTCCTCAGTGGGATCTACAGGGGCTTTCACGCTCCACTGTATCTTACTTATCATGATCTCCATTAGAGATATGCCAGCGTATATCATTGGGTCATTAAGCATTTCTTTATATGTCAGTACAACCTGAGGAAATCTTAACTCTTTACGTAATTGCTCAGTTACTTCTTTATCTACTACATTTAATCCGACTGTCCCAACTTCATTCATTGAAAGTTTAGGAATGTCGGCATCACCTTTTTGTAAGTTTAGTTTTTCATCTGCCAAAATTATTCCTTAAATTTTAAATGGGTTAGTTCGTGACATATCTACTACCACAATATTTGGTATCTGTTCTTGTTCATTTAAGTAATTAAATGTTGTCGCTAAGCAATCGGGCCAATCATCCTTACGATGGGCTGAAGACCTCTCGCCATTAAAAGCTTCATTCTCTTTAAGAAATAAATCTAGGGTGGCTTTATCTGGGAAAGATGATTCTACTATGTCTATCAGCCCTGCCCCTAATGCACTGCTAAAGGGAGAATACTTTGTAACTTTAGATTTATTTGTTGGCATAGGATCTGGCCTAACAGTGATACCTTTAGCTATTATTTGCCTAGCGTGGCTCTGATACTCGGAATTGTGGGTTACAATATATTCATTTGTCATATATAAGTGATTAGGATTATTAACCATAATACATACTCCATCAGCCTTCCTGCTAGGCACTATGCTAATCACTCTTCTAAACATTCTCCCAACACTAGGAATAAACCTATTAACTTTTCTAGGTAATTTAAAAGGGTTTATCTCATTGGGTAGTCTTATATAATGGCGGTATGCTAGAGACTCATTAGTTCCCTCTTTAGGTTCTCTAAGAGATACTTTACACCAACCCCCTAAGCTCTGAATAAGTCTAGTCAAAGTATTAGAGAGTTCCTTGGAGACTGTCACATACTCATACTTTCCTTTTTCACATACGTACCCATCTGTATCCATAAGCCCTTTAAGCAACTCTACTCTAACTGCTAAGCTAGATATTAAGTAGTTGTGAGGAATTGATTTTGTGGCGCTGTTTTTACCTATAAGATCATACTTTTCTAAGCCGGAGTAAAGATCCTTGTATTTCTGATTCCTTATAAAAAACCAGCCATAATCCCCATCAGGAGAAACCTCAAACCCATTATCAGTGAAATACTGGGGGATTTCCTGATCCATAGTAGAAAATCTCAGCCCATTGTTATGAGAACAAGTAATACAGCCATCCCCGATTAAGACTCCTAGTATATAGGGGTCTACTAAAAGTTTACTTGGTGGAAAGCTATGTTCTAAAGGCTTACTTACTGGTATCAATGGATTAAAACCATTTCTCATCCACTCAGACATACCCTCAGTTGAAATCACCTCGGCATATGGGGACCAAAGACTAAAAGGATTATCTCCATGTAACTCTTTACGTTTTAGTCCTGCTGTTGTCCTCTTATCACCTCTCCAACATGTCCATAGATGCTCTTTACCTACCTCACAAGAGCTTCCATCATTAAAAGTGACCCTATAAAACTCCCAATCCTTATGAGGAAAGATATCAATAACTTTCTGCCTAACCCCATCAGGGTTCAGTATAAAACTGCCTTTTTTGAGATTCCCTATATCTGTATAGCCAAGTGATGTGACTACTTTAGCGTCTAAAGGTTGTACTTTACCAGCTTGTCCAACATCGACAGGGAGAATAACTTTACATTCCTTACCATCATAAAGGGCTTGATCAATAATTATCTTATCCCTTTGACTGGGGGGCTTTCTAAATCTTCCTTTATAAACCCCATCATCCTCTTGATTCTCAGGGCAGTAGTCACCAACTATGCAAAATCTACCTTCTTGAGTTCTTATCATCTTTATAGAAGATGTGAAGTCTGGATACCTCTCTTTATCAGAAGGCTCAGTAGAAGCCTTATCCCAACCCCTTGCAGAAACACCACTTGGAGCTTCTCTTAATCTGACTAGGAGATTCCTATTAAAATAGTTACTGCCTTGTTCTCTTGCAAACCAATTACCGTACAACAATCTAGCTCTCTCTACATCCGGCAAACTGTTAAGCTCAGCTAGGTAGTTAGGGTTAGACCTCATAAGAATTTCATTGTCAAACAGAGTGCTACCTAAGAATGTAAAGCTCTTTGGCTCCACATATTCATAACGCTTTTCTGTCGGATTATATAACTTGTATTTATGTGGAAAATTTGTTTTTAAAACTTCGGGGTCTTGTGAGAAAACTGGCTTACCTTCTATGGTATAAAAGTAGTTTAAAACTCCCGCCATATCCTCATTAAAATACCCCTGCTCATCTAAGTAAGGCATAACCCAATCCAACACCCAACTATCGGGGTCAGGGTTCATAGATGCCATTACATAAGACTTACTTTCTGACTTAGATCGTAGTCTTGACATTAAGTAAGTAAATTGAGTAGAAGTAAAGTGTGTTAACTCATCAAAGGCTATTAAAGAATATTGTACAATGTGTTCAATAGGGGTCGCAACACCTCTACCAGTGGACTAACCACTTCTTATAGTTTCCTATAAGATCAGACTATATCATCAACCTAAAAGGTTGTTATGCGCTTCCACTGCCCTAAGCTTGCAGTGTACTCCCTAATGGGATAGTCGTTGCATTAAAAATTATAATTTTGAGAAATTTTAGTGTGAGACTTTCTTTTTTTAATATAGTAGAGAGAATTGCTACTCATATTAAATTTAATCATTATTTCATTATTACTAAGACCATTTTCTAATGCTTGGCAAATATCCATAATTTTATCTGTAGACATCCTAAAAGATTTGTTAGGTCTATCCTCCCATTTAAAGTCTTTTCTGATGTAATGATACGATGGGGAGTACATAATATTGTGTACAGAGTTATCTTCTAATCCCATACTTATTGCTATCTCTTTCTTTGTCCAACCATCCATTACATAAGAGATAACTTTAATAGCTACTTCTTCGTCATAAACCCTGTAAGATTTAATAAGCCCAGACTCTAGGGCATGTTCCCTATTACCTCTATATGTACACCACTCTAAGTTTTTATAGTGATTATTAACCTTTATCCCATCTTTATGGTTTACGCAAGGCAAGTTTTTCGGGTTTGGTATAAAAGCTATAGCCACTAGCCTGTGAACTTGCTCCGTAGTTTGTATTTGCTCTTGAGTAGTCAGCCCCAACCTTTCATAGCCATCCCTGTCTAAATGTACAGACATAAATTTGTTTGAAAGGTGGCTGTAGACTTTACCTGTTTTTGTTACTGCGTACCTACTTGTATATCTCTCTAGGTTTCTCATATGAACTACTCCTAATTTCGTTCTATAATTCTTAACTCAGGATTGCCATTTTAAAAGTTTCCCTGATAGTCACATAATTCTTCGATATATGTTACCATATAAAGGGGCTACTTAAAACCCTTGATGGTCTAGTTTATTCTTCTCATACTGTAAGTGAGTAAATTGAGTCTTAGCCCCAGATGGAAAGTGCATCATAAGATCACTTGCTACAGGCCTAGCTCCAAACTTGCCATATAAATCTATAGCCTCATCCCAAAGTCCTCCCTGACCCACTAGCTGTGTTCCATTTCTTCTGAAATATACAGCCCTGAAATCCTTATCTTCCATGTGATTTAGCATTCTCATAAGAAGAGTGTAAGTCTTAGCTGATCCCGCTGAACCTCCACAAAAGATAATATCAGCTTCTAAATTTAAAGCTTGTTCTTGTTTTCCTTTTTGTGGCCTAACTATCTCGGAATTGCTCATACATCCTCCTTAAGGATTACTTGGACTTCTCTTTGAACTCCGCTATCATGGCCTTCATATTGCCATCTTTATTAATTTCTATCTCAAACTCTAAAGCGTACTCAATAATCTCTGATTTACGAGTAAAGTCCTCAACCTTATTCCAATCGACTTGAGCGTCATCTAAAGCCGCTTGTTCATCAATCGCTATAGTTGCTTCACCGTAGTAGTCAACTATATAATGCCCTAGGCCCGCTGAGTGAGTAGCTAGATGGCAAACTTCATAACCCTCAGCGATTAACTTTTTAATTGTATGTACTAGGCCATCTTCACCGTTTAGTTGGTATACTGATTTTCTCATTATTGTCTCCTTAAATTAAAGACTATCTACAAACTATAATAGGTTGAGAGAGTCTATTGTCACATTCACTAGTTAGGACATACCCATCATCATATCTAGGACTAAACCCAATGATAGAGGGGAAATACACCCCCTCCTCTAATGAAGTACTATCCCCTATATCCAGAACTATAGATAACTCTCCAAAGAGATATAACTTAGAAGGATCATTTACCAGAGAGTAAGTCTCTGGACCAATCTCTAGAACTATATTAGTGAAATTAGTTAGACCCCCAGTTTCAAAATCTCCCCCGAAAGTAAACTCAATAATGGCCTTATTATCTCTAGGTGGGTATAGTTTATTTAGCATCTACTCACCTATAATAGTTTTGGCCGTTTGTGCGGTGATTTTAGATACGCCAATGACACGTTCCCCTGTTTCGCCAGTCTCTGCATCTTTAGCCCAGCCTAAGTCAATGTAATACTGACCTAACTCCGAAGTAAAGATGTCTCCTTCGTAGCGTTTAATTGCTCCCTCCATGAAATATGGTGTTTCGGTAACTTCAATTCTTTTCATTATTCTGCATCTCCAATTTCGTGATCGAATGGGTTTATATCTACTGTACCGCCACTTGTGAGAGCTTGTGACGTACAAGTAGTTACTAGTTTTAAATCAGTGCCTACTGTTATCGCTACGTGTGTGGCTGTACCTGAGTTGTCTATACTTAATCCGCTTGCACCTGCTTGTGTGTTTTTTCTACCGCTTGTGTCTCCATTAGCTTTAGAATATGAACCCGCTGTTCCTGATGCTAGCTCTAAGCCAGATACTTGTGAGAACGCTGTTGGTTGAGCTGAGAGTACGTGGATAGTATCCCCCTCAGCTAGCACTAACATTGCGTCTATTACTGTGTCAGGGATAAATTTACCCATCTAATTTTTCTCCAAATTTTATTTCAATTATATTTATTGTTGAACCACTCTCTTTAGAGAATGATAGTAAATAAGAGGTAAGCTCAGGGACTAACCCAAAAAGCACAACTCCTATATTTGTACTATTAGTTACTTTATTTGGCACTAGTACAAAGTCTAGTGAAAAGTTGGGTATACTGACAGTATTCTGTAGATCTATTCTAGCCGAGACTATTAAATCTTTAGCCCTAATAGAGGAGTTATCTAGGGAGAGTTGATTAAGTATAGAGTTACAGCTAATTATATACTTCACTAGAACTTGAGTGGATTTAACTACACTAACATTAGAAATGTCATCAATATCTATTACTCCATTAGAGAGTAATGAGGCACTCCCAACTGTACTACTACTCTCTAGACCATTAATACCAATAAGATTATTTGATCTGATATCTGGTAGAGATATGTTTGATCTATTTCTTAACTCAGCTATATTTATTGACCCACTTAAACTAAGTGTAGGCATAGAGATTTTTGCTAGGTTCTTAACACTGCTTGTTGCTAATAAACTTAGGGAAGCTATAACAGCTAAATCCACTAAGTTTTCTGAGCTTACTCTAAGTGGTGTTAGAACACTGTTACTGACAAAATTAGCTCCTTCTAAATTGTTTTCACCAATTACCTTAGATGGGTTTAATATGTTTAATTGGGACAGTGTTGTGTTATCAATTTTATTTAAGTTCTTAATTTTACTTAGAGCTAGGCTACCTTGTGAAATCAAAACTGGGTTACCTAGTAAATTCCTATTATCTACACTTTGTAATGCTATATTACTTAACTGATTTATACCTGCTTGAGCTAAGATACTGCCTAAGTTAATATTAATAGCTGTCAGTATTCCTTTCTCAGTTAAACTCGGTATCCTGATAGTGTTTGGGTTACTAATACTGAGGGAGTCAATATTATTATGTTGTACTAATGTAACATCCTCCAACGAAACTGAGGAAATTAGATTTTGTAATATTATAGGGGTGTTCTCTACTAATTGAGCCGAACTTATACTGACACTGTTAATGATGTTAGATAAAGATAAAGACGCTAGAGAGGGTGTAACAGCGACATTCTCTAATAAGTTAGGTATTCTTATGTTGTCTAAGGATAGGGATATTGAGCCACCGCCGCTTATAACATCAGCGTTAAATGTAGATATAAATCTAATAAAAGCTCTTGAATCATCCCCAATCAAACCTTGGCTTGTCTCAGTTTGAAAGTTAGTTTCCGTAATGTCAGACCCTATCTGTACACCATCCCTGTAAAAGCGAATAGTAGAGCCTTCGGCTTCAATCCTATATACTTCGCCAGCAACACCTTGTGCAGTTATAAGATTAGTAAGGTTGCCATTTATGCACTTTACAAGCCTTAGTCCTGCACCTCCTGAACCTCCTAAGTACCAACCTATAAAATTATTAGCATCTTGAATTCGTAATGCAACAAACCTAATACTTAATGAAAGCTCTGTTAATTCAGCTTCAACCCAACAATCCGCGCTGCCTAAATTATCAGATGTAACTAGTGTTCTAGTGCTATTGACTGTTCTAACTTCGTTTATTGACGCTCTTATTTCCCAAGCATCGTTATTACCACTAACAAGTGTCCACCCTGTGCCAAAGCTCGGTTTGTGTGCAGTTAATAACGTATCGACTGAAGATGTAAACGTATCTTGGAAAGCTGCGCCTTTAGGATTGAAAGGACCGGAGCGCGTCCAGAAACTAGCAGGGTCTATGTAGTTAGAAGCATGTGATGCAAG